GTTATTATTAATACCCCTATTATACATTAACTAGAGGTTAATACAAGTGTTTATTTGTAAATAATTGCAAATAGTTGTAAATTACCTCTAAAATATTCTAAAATAGGAGTTTTTATATGTTCAATACGTTAAGCGTCATTGGTCAAATAGCCACCACCTTTCTTGAAGGTAGGGTAGCAAAACAAAAAGGTGAAAATCAAATTAAACTTGCAGAGGCAGAGGCTAAAGCAAAAATTCTTAGTTCTGAATCAGATTGGGAAAGAATTATGGCAAGTAATCAGGCATCATCATGGAAAGATGAATGGTTAGTCCTGCTTTTTTCAATTCCATTAATACTTTCATTTTGTGGAGATTGGGGCAGGGAAATAGTTGCTAATGGTTTTGTGGCATTAGATCAAATGCCAACATGGTATCAGGCAGGTTTAGGAGCAATAATAGCATCCAGTTTTGCCATCAGGGGGGTAGCAAAATTCTATAAAAAATAGTCCCAGATTAAAATCTGGGAAAAGGGTGTTAACCCACTGTTTTTATTAAATTGATATGGCGGGCGCTCTGCCCTAAGAATTTAAGTATTACAATGGGTTAACATGGTTTGTCAACGACACTTGCGACAAACGCGACTAGAACGACTTTCCTTTATACATCTTCCTAGTATGGTTAGAAGCATTCTTTCTGGTTGCTTCTGGTAATTTGGCATAATGATTTTCTGTTATTCTTACAGAAGAGTGTGCAAGCTGATAACTTATCTCAATCATAGGTACGCCATTTTGTAAGGCTTGTGATGCCCAAGTAGTTCTAAAATCATGGAATCTAAAATCTTCTATACCTGCTTCATTTAAAACATTTTTAAACTCAGTATAAAAACCTTTTAATGGCTTACCATCTTTTTCAATAAGATAACCGCTTTGACTTTTTAAAATAGCTTCTTTTATCAACTTTGAAATGCTGTCATCAATAACGCAAATTGACCTGCCTTTTCTTTTAATGCCATCATTTTTAATTCCATAATTAAAATCTATATGGTTGCTATCTAATTTTACTGCACCTTTTTTAAGATTTAATATTGCACCCAATCTTTGCGCTGTCGTTAAAGCTAATCCAATTGTTAATCTTACATAGTCTGGTTTAGTTTTTATAGCTTTAATTAAAGATGCAATTTCATGTTTTTGTAAATACCTATCTCTTGAAAATCTTTTCGTTGGCACTTCAACATTATATGGCATTTGATTTAACAGCCTGCCACTTTTACTAGTCGTTGCCCAAATTAAAGCAGATTTTAATACAGATAAATCTCTGGCTATTGTTGTTTCAGCATTGCCGTTTCTGTATTGATCATTTTCATATTCCATTAAATCTTTTTCTAAATCATAAGGATTTGAAAATTCAAAATATTTTAATAATTTTTTGTTATATGATAATGTTTTAATTTTATTTTTAGGCTCTTGGCGTTCTGCTAATTTGGCGCAGTAAGCACTAATAATTTCACCGCAGGTAATTGTATCACTAAAAGTATGCGCTGTTTTAAAAGCATCTAAAAACTTTTCCGCTATTAATTCGTCTGATGTTCCAGTGCTAACTTCTTTAGTTTTACCCTGCGTATCTGTCCATGTAACAAGCCAATTCTTCTGCTTACCTTTTTTACGTTGGTACAATCTAAATTTATGCATTGTCCACTCCTCTCACTAGCAAGAACAAAATCAATTGGGATGCGGTAAAGAGGTTTTGATTCTGTTCCTGCATTAAAAGATTTAATTAACCCTGATTTACATCTGCGCTGTATAGTTCTAGCAGATATAGACCACCTCTCACCAAGCTGTTTTGCTGTTAATTTATTACCTGACATACAATATTCTCCGCGCCTGACCATCTGTCAATCCATATTCTTTTGCCAAATCTTTAAGACCATATTGCTTAGTTGACTTGCGACAGGCTACACATTTACCTTTATTTTCTTTATAATATTTCTGAATTTCTCTTACTTTTTTTTCACTAAAACTTGTCATTTTACCCTGTAAACCTGATACTCTAAAAATTTATTATTCTTATCTCTTACAATTCTAAAATGCGCTTTACCGCCTCTTTTTTTAATTAAACTTTGTACATATCTTGCCCTGCCACAAACTTGATCAGGAGTTTTTGTATGACTATTTTCTTTTGGCAATAGTGAAATATAATGACCTACTTCTAATTGTTCAGCTAACTTTGTGTAATTCTTTTTTTGTTTTTGCGCCTCAGGGAGTTGGTCAAAAGGTATTCCATACATTTTCCATTGCTTTAATTCTTGCGCTTGCTTTTTCCATACAAGTGTAGGAACATAATTCCCAACATTTTGATAAATCTCCATTAAGATAGACTGTAATCGCCCCATTACCCCAAATGAAATCTGTTCCACATTCCTCACATTTACCTCTCTGTACTTTGTCTGCTTGTTTTACTTTTTTCCATCTTTTTTTCTTCATGCTTGACCAATTCTTTGTAGTACCACTGACCTTTTTTTAAATCTTCCAGACCATTTTTATCCTTATACCGCCAAACATATTTAATGACATTTCCCCTGCAATAATCACCATAAGCCTCACCCAAAACTGACTTAATAGTCTCTATACATTCAATTGCATTTTGAGTGTAATGCTTGGGAGAATTGACGTTATCACTTGCCATTTTTCACCTTTGGGTCTACTGGAAATTTTACATCATCCACTGATGGGTTAAGGTCATTGCAAACCCATTTTAATCTTTCATTACCATAGGGAGTAAGTCTTGGCATAATAGGGCTAGATGTATTTTCTATTAAACCTTTAGTCCATAAACTGCGCCACATTTTTTCAGTAATGGCATCACCACTTTTAATAACGTGTAATGCCCTGACTTCTGGTTCATTTAATAAATAACGTCTATTTATCCTGACGTTTTTATTAGGTGCTGTCTCAGCATTTTCACCGCTAATAGTTTCACCTATTTTCCGCAATGAATAAGTATCTGTTTGTTTATTTGCCATTAACAAAACCCCTAAAATGGTATTTCATCATCAAGATCATCATCTTTTTTGTCTTGATCTTTTACTTCAGTTTTTTTTTCTGTTTCGGCAGGAGTGCCTTCAAGCCATTTTTTTGCTTGTTCATCATTCATTGGCTTTACATTACCTGCAATCCAACCTTCATTATTTTTATTTTTAAGGTTAACGTAATACATTTTACCATTAAGATTTAATTTGCCTGACCTGTCATTATACTCAGACATATTGTCATTATTAATTGTAATAGTATTTTCAGTTTTACCATATTTAACCATTGGTCTATCTTCACTCATTGTTAAACTCCTTTTTTCAATGATTGTTTTTTGCTTGCAAATAATTCGCAAACATCTTTATCCTTCACTTCGCCTTTGCTTTTTTCATCATACAAAACCATATCCCATTTGTGATATTGTTGACCTGCACTAACCCACAACTCTGAAAGTTTTTTTAAAGATTTTAAACCTTCAATATTTTTTATAAGAATATCTCTGTATTCTTGAAAATCTTTCGCATCACCACTAGGGTTATCTAGCAGTGATGCTAACTTCTTCTTACCGCCATTTTTAAGTGAGAGGATATTGTTGGTTTGGGAAGAAGTATCTTGTTGTAAATTAAATTCTTTTTCTTCATCTTCATTTTCAAAATCTAAATCTTCTGAAAGATCATTGCCATCTTTATCATTCGTTGACATACCGCAGATAGCCATTAATGAGCAACGTCTTGCATAAGTCACCGCACTCATAAATTGTTGCATTGTAGCTACTGGCTTACCTTCATTGCTGATAGTCTTTTTATTAAAATACAATCTCATTATTGAAGGCGGTAGTTTTGAGCCGTCAGAATGCATAACTTCAGTGACTACAAAATCTTCATTCTCATTACTCTCAATTCTTTGAGTCCAAGAAAGATCAAATTTGTACATACCATCTGCAACTTTTGCCACGCTATCTAACCCTGCAAACATAGAACCAAATCTAGGATTTTTTTCACCTTTTTCCATTGCTGTCATACTGCTTTGAAATTTATTAAACGCTTTATATACTTGACCTGTTTCAGTCATCTAACACCTCTATTTTCTTTCTATTATTTTTACTTACTGATATTTTTATTCCATTCCCAAATGCGGTTGATGCATTTTTTGGAACTAAATTCTTTAATGCTTTTTCAGCCTCTAAGCATGATTGCTTTGCGCCATAAGTCTGTAGCCAAGTCTCAGAATGTCTTTTCCAATTTAACTTTGCCTTAGTGTTAGCCATGTCTACAGGAACTTTATCTTCCGCAGGAGTAGGCGGTTCAAAATATTCTGGCATATTGTAAGGTAAGTTATGATTGACACAGTACATAAAAGTTTTAGCAACCTGTATCAACTTATGCTGATATTCTTTATCAATCTTAACTTCATGTATGGTAGGTTCATTACCGCCCCTGCAAATTGACAGGATGCCATAAGGAACTGGTCTGCCAGTATTTTCTTCAAGCAGGTAAGCATTCCAATGAAGTTGTGGACTATAGTATTTTATAAGTCTGGGAATTACATCCGCATATTCTTCATCAATTCTTTTAAAACCTAAAGTAAATTTTGCATCTATAACTGCCTGCCTGTTTTTGTAATTCTTAATACTTCCATCAAGAGTACAGCGCATAAACTTATATTTATCTGAAGTTAATACTTTCTGTTTGTTAATTACTTCAAGCTGATTTTTAAATTCAAAAAATGACAGGTTAGCCTCTTCAGTAACCCATCCCATAATTACAGCCCAGACTGTAGTTAAATCATCAGGCTGTATAACACCTGTCTTAATGTCATATAATTGCTTTTGTCTTTCTTCATTGTCAGATGCCAATACGCAAATTTCACTTCCGCCTATTGTCGTTTTACGCTCTTCAAGTGATTTTGCAGGTAACTTAAAATTGGTTAAAAAAGAGGGAATGGCAATTGTTTCACCACTCCCTGCATCTATTTTATTTGAGTTATTATTAGTAATCATGGGTTAACTTATAAGCATATATGCGCATAATGTAAACCCCTAGTTTATATTTTTTATAACCTCACACTAAAAACTTTATGCATACTCTTAATTTCAGAGTGCTTATATTGATTTATTGCCTCAGGGTTATATACTTTTAAATGAATAAATTTATCATCTGCAAATAAAAATTCCCTAAAGTACCTTACATTTTCCTGTTCAGTAAATTCAACAAGAACCAATGATTCGGCTGTATGAGGTGAAGTTGGATCAATCAACGCTTTATTGCCTCGAATCAATCTTGGCTTCATATCATCGCCTGCCACATTAGTAACATAAGCCTCTTTATTGTTTTTTAGTAATGGTGTTCTAGCTGTCATATCAATAGCCTCTTTTGTCCATTGAATACCACCGCTTACAAGTGGAATGCCATATACAGGTAAATCTAGTTTTTCATTCTCAAACTTTGTATCAAAATCATTTTTCCATTGTGTAAAATTTTCATTTGATGTAGCCAAAGCATGATTAACCAGACTATCATTTTGATCTAAAACATTATGTTCAACAAAATACTTTTTTAGAGGTACTTCATGTACTCCCAACCTGCGCTTACCTTTCTCTAAGCGTGAATATTCTGATTGTGAAATATTTAAGATGTTAGCCATCTCTCCCTGTGATTTTCTAAGGCTGACACGCAATTCGTATAACCTATTTGGATAATCCATTTTAATCCTCTCTTAATAACTTTTAAACTTTGTTGTTTGTAAAACTTTCTTTTTCTTGTGAATAATGAAGTACCACACTTGGGCGGAGCATTTAGCGTAATGCAAATACCCCAACCAACTCTACTTCTTGGTCTGGTTGACCACTGCATATCCTTGCCATCGCGTACATCTCGCTTTTGACCTTTCCAAAATTTAATTTGACTATTTAGGGTATTGTTAACGTGTATGCATACCCTTCTTACATACTTCTTATATTTGGTATAATTCATTTTTATCTCCTATAATTGACCCCTCACTCTATAATTAACTAGAAGTTAATAGAACCATAATACAAATAAAATAAATTGACAATACCTTTATTAACGCATAGTTTATGCGTAAATAGAGGTTAATTATGAAATTACGCGATTATTTAAAAGAAGAGGATGTAACCCAGAGTTTTTTTATCGAACTTTTAGAGGCTGAAGGAATTAAAATTAGCAAGGTTGCGTTTTGGAAATGGCTTACTGGCGAAACTTTTCCTACTGGCGATAAGATGGCAATCATACAAAAGTTGACTGACAATAAAGTGCAGGCAATTGATTGGGGCGATGGGCAAATTTAGCCGAGATAAGGGATATAGGACTGAGAATAATATCCGCAAAAAAGCAGATGTTCATGGGTTACACGCCTATCGAGTACCGCTAAGTGGCGGAGCAAGCCACACTCCAATTAAAGGTGATGTAGTCGTATCAGCTAAAAGCGGTGCAGAAGAATGGGTTTTAGAAATTAAATGCAGGGCGGATGGTTTTAAAAATCTTTACAAGTGGAAGGGTGAGCATGATGGACTTGTTATTAAAGCCGATAGACAGCCTGAGTTAATACTTATTGATTTAGATGACTTTTTTGAATTGCTAGGCAACCAGAAATGATTATCACCTTATCAAAATCTGAAGAAAGTGTATGCAAGCAGGCAAGCAATGCAAGGTATAATTTTGCCAGAAGTGCAGGGTTAACTAACCAGAATGTAGTTGATAGGTCAGACTTGGATTTATTGG